CCAACAGGCATATTTGTTATAGGATCAATTGATATAACTTGATCAATGCTTTGTGACAAACCAGCCTTCTTACCGATAGCCTCGGCTCTTTCGCCAGCGTACCTAAAACCTTCTTCAGCTATAGTTCCAGCTAGCCTAGAGACTGCTTCTCCTACTTGAGATGCCCCAGCGTTTGCCCGAACCACCCCAATAGGTTTATTAAAAACTTGTGTTTGTTGACGCACTACAGCCATTTAAGGTGTTCCAGTTCTAGTTCTGCCATAGGCACTTACGCCGCCGACTGCTGTTGCGGCAGCATTAAACAGTGATGCCCTCTTAACATTTCTACCTCGCCTAGATTCAGCAAGTTTTTCCATGTCCGTTTTAAGAGAAGAAAGGTTTGCTTGCGTTTGTATCCTACCTAAATCTTTAAAAACAGTTTCTCTTTCTCTTTCAAGAATCTGAGCAACAGTGCTTCCACTCATAGTTCTGCCAGTTGCGGCTAACGTGGCTATAACTGTAGACTCCGCAAAGTCGAACTCTTTCTTTCTTGCGTTAGCAACTTGAATTGCTTCTGCTTTATTTAGTGTATCTTCTGCCCCAAAACGAAATACGTTAAGATCAGCCTCTTGCTTAGAGGCTTCGCCAGCTTGAGCCTGCCCGTAAGCGGAAACTCCCGCAGCGGCTAATGCAAGTAGTTCATACATTATATTATAAGCTCCGCTATTAAGCCGTTTACTTGAAGCGGCAGTGGGTCGTTTTGTTCAATAGTAATTCTAGGGTCACGGCTGTGTCCCAAGATACGCACTTCTTTTTTACCTGTGAAGCTTGTGTCATTAGTAAACGCCCTGCTGTTTACTTTAAATGATCTAGCGTCTTTTAAGTCTAAGATTACATTGGCAACGCCACGGATACTTCCAGTAGCAGGCCCATTTCCTGACCCTACATCAATTGGATTTGTTATGATCTTAGAGGTAAAAGACTTACCTACATAAGCGTGGGTAAAGCCAAGCCCAGTGTAGGATGCAAGACTAATTTTTTCATCAGAGTTTACTGTAAATGTACCCAGATAGGACTGAATTGTACCATTTATGGCTATAAGATCGACGACTTCATTGTTGTTATACAGATCGCTTACATCAACTAAGTTGTTAGAGATCGCTTTATATAGATACATATCTAAGCCTATGTCTCCTTCAAATTCGCAAAGCTGCAACTTGTTGTAAGAGTCATAGACATTAGCAAACAATCTGTTGTGAATAGCAACTGTTCCAGCAAACCTTCCGCTAGTTGTTACCCTAGTCCAAGACGCTCTTTTCTCTGCTCTGTTTGATGAAAACAAAACTGCGTCCCCACCTCCAGACACAAAGAATGCGTAAGAGTCAGGTAGTCTAAAGCCTGAGTGTACGACCGCCATAGATTGCGGGTCGTCAATTAGGTGCGAGGATAGCGTAGACACCGAAGCAGCCGTGTAGGCGTCCTCTCCGTCAGTGTAGAGGTATTCCCTAACAGCGTAACCATCATGCTGAACAAAGACTGTACCGCCGTCTATAGACGCTGGCTGGACAAACTGAGAGCCGTATGGTGTCTGCTTTCTAATCTGAGCGTTAGTCGGAGTGATTGCTTGATTCAAGTAGGTTGGAATGTACAATTCCCCAGACGCTGTAAAAACTTGTAAGTCACGATTGGATATCATGTATCTAATCTCATTGACTTGACCTGTTGATGCGGTGAGATCGAAGGAGTCATTGTCAGCGGCTTCATCAACATCAAAGTTAAAGAAGTCACCAATCTTACTAAACCAAAGAGTATCTGGCTGCGCTAATGTTCCAGCAAACACCAATCTGTTTTCATGGAAACAAACAGATGCAGGGTATCCGCGAACAGCAGAGAAAGCCTGTTCCGTCCAATCAAGGGTAGCGGCGTGAGTCACAAGTTTTACATAACCACCGCCGTCTTCAGAAGTGTTTGCTGCGCCCCCAGCCTCAAAGGTATAGGTATTGTCGTCAATAATAACGCCAACTGTCCTTGAGCCATTTAAATTGCCAGAGGCTATTCCGCCAAAGGCAGATGCCTCTTCAACAGTTATAGTCTCTCCACCAGCAAAGCCGTGTTCAAGATGCGTAACCTCTACTGTTGCGTCACCGTCAATGCTTCTGAATGGGTTAAGTATAGCAAGCCTGATCTTTAATTTGTCTATAACATTGCCAGTAGCAGACGTTGCAGAGCCAACAGCGGTAATTAGAATTTCTGAATCGTGATACTTAATTGTTGTGCCAACGTGATCCGAAGTCCAATAGGCTGCACTTGTAACTAAAGTTGCGCCAGTGCCAGTTGTTTTAGATGGGTCAAGGGTTACACCTTGAGGCTGAAAGTCATAGTAAGGTTGATAGATTTTATGCCCATCAGCACGAGCATCAAAAGTAAAGGTACTTACGTCAAAGTTTGTAAGGCTAGTCCTTGTAATTACACGCGGTGCAAACAGCGGGTGACATATAAACATTACATCACCATACTGAGCGTAGGTATATTCGTTGATGTAAGTCTTGTTAAACGGAAGCGCAGCTGAACTTACATCTGCCGTTACAGTATCAACCAAGCTAATCGTGCCGTTAGTAAGTAACCTAAAGAAACGAAGCTTTGCGTGCTCAATTGAAACAACATATTGCTCGTTGTCGTCAAACACAAAGGATGCAAGGAAAGATTGGTTCTTGTTGTTTGCATCATAAGTTAGACTGTAGCTATAAATATGCTTTAAGCCGTGGCGTTTCTTCAAAGAACCTTCGCCCATTACTACAAAATTCTCTACTCTACTAGCAGAGGATGCAAGAATTGGGGTATCGTTTCGGCTCTGAAGGGAATCGCTAACTTCGCCAAACTGAAAGCTACTTACTGGTACTCTAACTTTCTGCATTAGCTTCGCCTTTCAGCAATAAACCTTGATGTATCTAGCTTGCGTGTTGTCTGTGTCTGGGAATGTAAACGTCGAGCTTGAGTCATTTGAAAATTAGCTTTTTGCTCCATGAGAGAAGCAAGCTGAGAGTCCCGTGCGGCAGATACAGCAAGCACACCAGCCATCATATACTGAACAGCGGTAACAAAGTATGGAGGCCAATTAACCTCATTTGCGCGAAACACATAATCAGCGACTAGAGTGTCATTAGCATCTGAGTCGCTAAATACCTTAGAGCCATAGGTGTCATACTTAATGTTAAAGCCATTTATGGTAACAGCTATAAGCATAATTGATTCAGAAGGGAGTTGGTGGGCAACCTTAAAGCGACCTGTTGGGGTTTCGGACAATTGGTTTAACACAGATTGATCTGTTGCAAATCGCCAACGAGAGTTGGTTAAGGCTGATCGTGCCATGTCTTCATACATTGCGTCACAAATAGTTGCTTCCGCAGTGCCATCGTCAAATGATTGAATCGCCTCACCGCCGATAAGCAATGAAGCGCGAGAACAAATCTTGACGGGTGTGTTTGCTACATCTGGCATATGAAAGTCGGGGGGCCGAAACCCCCCGCTCTATTTAATCGCTATCAGTATTAGTAACGACAACGCCGTTAGTAATATCAACAGTCGAACCATTGTTTGCATTAACATAAGCATGAGTAATAACAGGCGTTCCCGCAGTAGATGTTACAGTCATGATTACATCGTTGATGTTCAACATGCCTGCGGCAGCGTTGAAATACCCAGCAGTATTTGCGTCAGCGATGCTGTCTGCACTGGTGTAATACCAAAATGCTTGACCAGAACCACCGCCAATACGGATGAGGCTAGATGCTGTATAAGCCATTATTCAGTCTCCTTAGTTGTTGTCTAAGACTTCATAAACACCATCATCGTCAATAACGATAGCGCCCATGGACATCATAGAGGTTGCGAGGTGTGAGACTTTTTCTGCCACATAGTTAACTTCAGTCGACACATCGGAGTTAATGCCAAGGCCAACTGCGGATGTGTGGTATGCAAAGTTTTTACCACCAGCTACAGCAGACGTTGAGAAGATCTTGAAGCCCAAGAACTCTTTCATTGTCATGCCGCCAGCAAACGGAAGGTTCTGTGGACCAACGAAGTCCGAAGAAGCAAACTCAGTAATTGCAAACAAGTCAGCAAAGCCAGCAGGTGACATAGCAAGATAGCGCTGTCCGTCTTCTGGAATATCGCCTAAACCAAATGTTTGGAACAATGAAAGTAAATCAGCTTTTTCAAGAGCAGAACTTGCGTCATGGATTTGAGTGCTGTTAGCACCAGCGTCCATAGCAGTAATGAGTATCTCATCAGTCTTGCGACCTAAAGCTCCAGCAGCAGATTGTGCAACAGCTTGACGTTCATTGATGTTAGTCTTCAATTCGTCAAGTTTGTCGATATACTCTGGTGCATAGAAGTCAGCCATGGTTGCTTCCACGTT